TGCTCTACCGTCACCCGTTCCCGGGCCCCGGCCTTGGCGTGCGCGTGCTGGGCGAAGTGAAGAAAGAGTACTGCGACCTGCTGCGTCGTGCGGACGCTATCTTCATCGAAGAGCTGCACAAAGCTGATCTGTATAACAAAGTCAGCCAGGCGTTCACTGTGTTCCTGCCGGTTCGTTCCGTCGGCGTGATGGGCGATGGCCGTAAATACGACTGGGTGGTTTCCCTGCGTGCGGTGGAAACCATCGACTTCATGACCGCGCACTGGGCACACCTGCCGTATGATTTCCTCGGCCGCGTCTCCAACCGTATCATCAATGAAGTGAACGGTATCTCCCGCGTGGTGTATGACATCAGCGGCAAGCCGCCAGCAACGATTGAGTGGGAATGATTAACGGCTACCCTATAGCTAATCATATCTACTCAAATTGAAATTCAACCCTCTGTTTTTACAGGGGGTTTTTCTTTAAATCACTTCAACACTATTCACTCTATCTCACATTTTTTGACGGTATATCTGACGGTATTACCATTACGGTATACTCTCGTACCGTCAGAAAAATGATGCATCACGGGTGAAATGTGCTTACCGATACCAAACTCAAAAACCTGAAACCGCAGGGCAAAATGTACAAGGTCTCCGATCGAGACGGGCTGTATGTAGCCGTGCTGATCTCAGGCACCATCTCTTTTCGTTACGATTACCGCATCAACGGCCGCCGGGAGACGCTGGTTATAGGTCAGTATGGTCGTGACGGTATCACGCTGGCCGAAGCCAGGGATGAACTGATAGCGGCTAAAAAGCTGCTGAACGCAGGCCAGTCGCCGGCTGCGGCTAAACGTGACGGTATCAAACGGATCCGCGGCGCCGAAACATTTACGGTACATACCGACGCCTACATGAAACATGTGGTCCTGGCTGACAGCACGCGGGCTATGAAGCAATCAGTAATCGACAGGGATATTTTGCCTGTTCTCGGAAACAAAATGATGTCCGAGATAACGACCCCTATGGTGCGTGATCTTTGCGATCGCATAGTCGAGCGCGGCGGACGTGCGACGGCGGTGCAGGCGCGTGAAATCATCAGCAGCGTTTACCGGTATGCCAATGACCGCGGGCACGGGTTATTCAACCCGGCCGCAGATATCAAACCTTCGGCGATCGCCATGTTTAAACCGCGTGACCGTTGCCTGCAGCCGGAAGAAATCGGCGTGCTGTTCAGGTCTCTCGATACCGTCAGCACTTTGCCAACCTTAAAACTGGCTGTGAAGCTCATCCTGATCACGATGGTGCGCAAAACCGAGTTCATCATGGCGACGTGGAAAGAGGTGGATTTCAGCAAAGGAACCTGGACGATCCCATCTGACAGGATGAAGGGGAGCCGGTCGCACGTCATCTACCTTCCGCCTCAGGCGCAGGATCTGATGGTAGGCCTGCAGATGTGCGCAGGCGGGAGTGACTATCTTCTGCCCGGGCGCTACAGCACCAGTAAGCCGTTATCCAATGCTGCTCTGAACTCAGTCACCGATCGCGCGGTTGCTGCGGCAGCGGATGCCGGAGATAACCTGCAACCTCTAACAGTGCACGACCTGCGGCGCACAGCGAGCACGCTTTTGCATGAAGCGGGATTCCCGTCAGACTGGATAGAGAAGGCGCTTGCGCATGAACAGAAGGGCGTGAGGGCGGTTTACAACAAGGCCGAGTATTCCCGGCAGCGGGCCTACATGCTGCAGCAGTGGGCAAATATGGTTGATGCATGGATAAACGGGGAGCATTACGACCTGGTGCCGTTCTCCCCGTCTGCATTTGAAAAGTGGATGAATGAACAATAGTCCGCCCGGAGGCGGCTCATTGTGTCGCCTTCGAAGAATTCTCAAATAGCCCGCGCAGGAACTTAACCATCGCGTTTGCAGAATCCCGCTGCTCACGGTAGCGCGCCGCTTCTCTCTGCAGGTGAATGATCTCACCATTCCTCTGGTTGATAATGGCGCGCGCCTCTTCGAGTTGTCGTATCAGCGAGGCCTCTTCGGCAATGTTCATGCGGCCTCCGTCTTCACTACCGGCACTGCGCAGCCTGGCAGCAACTCAACCGCCGGCGCCGAGCACTGGTTACCCCACACGTCGAAGCCGTGAGAAGACTGGCGGGCGAAGAGTTCAATACGTGGGACATCGCCAAGCAGCTGCACCAGTTTCTCGCGGATAACGTCCGGTTTGCGCGAGTTCTCCAGGCGCGGCGCTGTGACATGCTGGCAGATTGAGGCATCCATGCGGGCCGGTAGTTTCCCGCGCACGGCAAACAGGCAGTCTTCGCTGTTCGCCCGGGTCATATGTCCCATGCCGATCGCACTGTTCCCTTTATGCTTGTTCGTCTTGTGCCAGGTGAATCCCTTCATTGTCATCAGGCGGAATCCCCAGGCCTCCATGACTTTCAGTGCCTCTACCGGCTGAGTCGGTACCCACCACATAGCCAGAAGGCAATCGTCGGCGGCTAGCTCCCATACTGGCAGCCTGCAGATATCCAGCACATTCATCACCGGGTATTTGAAACCGGCGCCGCGGTCACCGTCAGCCGCCTTGTCACGGTATGCCCATGGCGGATCGCTATAAATTAGAGTGTATTTTTTAGTTGTCATGATTTTTTCCTCAACAGCTCAGCTACGCGACGAAAAGATGAAAATGATTCGATATTTCTTGAATAATCAAGAATTCTTTGTTTTCCGGTAGGGTAAATTCGTCCTGGGTAAACTTTATCTTCAGTGCGAAACTCTAAAGTTTGTTTTATTGAGCCAATGTTTTTGCAGCTGGTAAGCTCCTTTGCTGCCATGAAACCTATTTTTTCATCCTCGATCACAACAAAGGCATAAAAATCACAATATCCACATTGTGTTGCTCGTATGCTCCCTTTTCCGGTTCTGGTGCTAAATCTGTAAACATTTTTTGACTTACCGTAATCTCGCATACGAAGTGTTGATCTGACCTGTCCTCGCAATAACCTTCCTTCACTTTGGACAACGATGTCATATGGCAATCCCTGGTCTGACGGGAAACAAATAAACCCTTGTTTTGTTAATGAGAAAATTGCGTAATACTCACCACATTTCCCCATTTCGAGTTCATTGACATATCCATCAGTCATGCTGCCCCCTTCTTGCTATTCAGTTGCTCCGCCACGCGCTGAGCCTTCAGCGGGTTCTGGATAACCTGGCCGCCCGGCGCCAGCCAGCCACGGCGCACGGACGAATAAACCAGCGTGATACTGCCTACGCGAATGCTGTCGTGTGGGTTAGTCATAAATCACCCCGGCGGTGGCGCAGATCCCGGCATAGCATCCCTGGCGAAGCCGGTTCCCGCGGCCAATGCACTGATCGCGGCGTATAGCGATACGGGCCCGCTCAATCTCGCCAGTGGCCGCATCCATGCACTCAAGCCAGAGGCGAGCAGCCAGGCGGTACTGGCCTTTGTTCTCGCGAGCAATAGCGCGCTGCTCGATCTCCATTGCCGCCGGCGTTACGGCGAAAAGAGGTGGCGCTTTGCGCTGCGAGACATAATCCGCGTGGTATTTTTCCATCCGATTCATCGTATCCAACCCTCTCGAAAAATGACCGCCAGCAGGAACAGCCAGGCGGATACGGCGGCCAGGTACAGAAACCATCCTGACCACCTTTCCCAGTACCTCGCCAGCGACGTCACGCCGCGTTACCAACCGGGCGAAATACTCGCTGCTCAACCGGAGGCTTTTTTCCAGCAAACTCCGTTGTGCCGTTCTGCTGACGCTCATCCAGCCAGCGCTCGATCTCTTCGCTGTTCCAGGCACAGCGCTTGTCTGTGATCCAGAAACGCTTAGGGAACTCCCCATTTTTCTCCATGCGGTCGATAGTGCTCATCGATACAGGCACCACCGCCAGCAGTTCCTTTTTTCCTAATGCACCTTTCATCTTTACCTCTCTTTTTTCAGTGCGGCGCGCCCGGCGCCGCGGTGGTGGTGTTATGCAAATTCAGGACGCATATCGTTAAGCGTCGTCATGAATCCATGGTGGTATTCATCGCCTAACTTTTCAGCCAGTGCGTTTATTTCGTCTTCTGCCCGCTTAAAAAGCGCCTTTGCATCATCCACAGAAGGATCAAGGCTGTTCAGAATGGCGCTAGCGTATTCACGTGCTTCTTCTCGATCAGAATCAGAAACTGCTGTCATGCTCTGCTGCTCATCGTCTACGACGGAATACTCACCAGTGATAACAGCTGCGTTATCCTGGCTCAGGCCGGCTTCAGCTCGTTCATCCATCACAACCGCTTTTTGCAGTTCGATAGAAACAGGCAGGTATTTAAACAGGCGACGGATCACCGTCTTTTTGGCCATCTCGTCAAAGTGGTCCACCCACGGTCCGCTGCTTCCGGCTTTGCTCAGGGCACGAACTTTCTCAACGTCTGCCCGGCTCATAACTTCGAACTGAACGCCGCCATCTTTCAGGCGTGCAACGGCGTAAACATGCGTAAGTTCTCCTCGGTCACCGGTCTCGCAAGGTGAATGCTCGAGCGTTTCTTCCAGTCCGTATGAGTAACTGAATTTGTCGTTCGCATGGACTGTGCGCGCTGATATGCTCAGTATTTGACCTGACCGGCGGGCGAGGTCAATCATTCCTCGATAACCAATAATCAGCTGCGCTTCTGTCGATACAGTTTCCCAGCGGCCATTTACTTTCTGGCGTTTGTCGAACGGAATCAGGTATGCATGGCCAAGTGCGCCGCCTGGCTCAAGACCGAGTTGAGCACATTGCATAATCGCCCCGAGGAAGCTGGCCTGGTCACAGGCCGCCAGTTTTGGGATCTTGCGGATCTCTGTAGTAGCGATGCGCGCAAGGCGGTCGGCTGTCATGTGCTTTGGAAGAGCCAGCGCCATCTGAGCCTTAATTTTTGGATCTGCGAGCAAGCCAGCCAGAGTGGTTGGTTTATCGCTATGCTGCGCGACCTGGTTTCCTGTCGCAGCCGCCTTAAGTGCGTTGGTAGACATGTTTTCTCCTTACTTCATTCTGAATACGCGTGATGTCGTTGCTGTTTTGAATTTTTCGTAAAGGGCAGGGTGTTCTGCCTGGAATAGCTTTTGGTCAAATCGATTGCTAACCTGAGATTTCCATGTGCAGATCGGCTTACCATCCAGCGTCAGAATTGAGTTATCCTGCATATAAATCTTCAGTTTCTCTTCTGATACAGCTATTTCTGCTTCCAGCGCTTTGCAGCGTGACTTCATATCTCTAAGGTCGTTGTATAGCGACAGAGCTTTACCGTCTGCCTCAATACTGGTACCGGCGTCCTTCTCAAACATCAGCGAAATATCGCTTACGCTGGTGGCCTCCGGCGGGTTGAGGTTTATCACCCTGTCCCAGAAGGAGACTTCTTTCTCCAGGATGGCCTGGATGGTTTCTTCGTCACGCTCAACCCGATAGATACGGAAGTCATCACCGCCGATCAGCACACCAAATACGCATACCTGTTTCCCGGTAACCATCAGCCCATGCATGGCCTGCGCCGTGTAATGCACAGGGATCGCATCTGTCTGAACCTCTCCCCATTCCTTAGCCTTGAACGGGCTAACCGTTTTGATCTCGATGTTCTCTCCGGTAGCTGCTTCTGCATCAATCTCAGCTGCGATAAAGCCGTAATCACGGTGGATGTACCGGTTCCCGCGGTGGATGATTTCGAGTCCTGTTTCTTCAGCCAGCAGGTCGATTACGTATGGCTCCATACGCTGGCCACGCGTAAACACTCTCTGTTTCCCTGGATCTATTGGCTTATTGCGTGGCTGAACTTTGTCGAGGTAAACCTCAAGCGGAGTGCGCCACGGGCTAATCCCGAGAATACCGGCGACATCACTGCCGCCGAGATACTTGGTTCTGTCCATGCTGCCAACGTTATTCATCATGCTGCGTTCCTCGCCGTATCCAGCTGGTCAGCCAGATCCCACTTCGCGATGATGCTGGTAAGCGCGGCCTGGTACGCCGCGAGAGCTTCTTCGAATTCCTCGCTCATCATCAGTTCTTCCAGAATCTCGGTGCGCACGCCTTTGCGCTCCAGTTCGTAGAAAGGTTTCTGCAGCTGGTGGTATTTGATCGCGTCGATCAGCTCCACCTGGCGCTCATAGTGCATCTGGCTCAGCTGGTAGTTGCTGTCGATGCTGGTCATGATTTTTTTCAGGTTGTTAATCTGCTGAGTGTTCATACGCACCTCAGTACTTGATAGAGACTGCAGATACCTTCCCGCTGGCGATGGCGATCAGCGCCTTCTCTGCCATTTCCTGCGTAAGCCCGCTTTCAATCAGGTCTGAGATAGCCTGTCGATTGATGCTACGGCGGTGCTCTTTATCAGCGGCCCGGCGCGCTTCTTCTTCCGCAATGCGCTTCTGCTCAGCCAGGCGCGCTGATTCAGCTTCCTCATGACGGCGGCGCTCCGCTGCGATAGCAGCGTTCTTTTCCTGCTCAGCTTTTTCAGCAGCGGCTTTTGCTTCACGCTCTGCTTTCTTCTGGGCTTCAATTTTTTCGCGCTCTGCGCGTTCAGTTGCAGCTCTGGCTTCAGATTCACGGCGTGCAGCAGCATCAATTTCAGCCTGTGCCTTTGCCTCTGCATCGCGCTTAGCCTGTTCAGCGGCTTCACGACGGATATTCTCTTCACGCTCAAGGCGTGCTTTTTCTTCTGCCTCTTTGCGCAGGCGATCAAGCTCAGCGGCTTCATGTTCGCGCTTTTGCGCTATTACCAGCGACGCTTCTAGTTGCTGAATAGTTGAATCTTTAGCCACTCCCGCCTCTGCTGCGCGCTCCTGCCAACTGTCATCCAGCACCACGGATTTAGCTTCCAGAATGCGCGCCTGAATATCAGCAGAAGGCAGGTAGTTACCGGCGGTGTCGATCACGTCAGCCAGCGCACGCAAATCCACAAGGCGCTGCTGCAGTGCTTCGGTGCGCGCCTTTTCAGCATCTTCCCACTCGGTAAGAGGGCGGCGTACTTCATCGCGCAGCTGATCGCATTCGGTGACGAAGCGGCGCAATTCAGCTTCAACCACTTTCGGCTGCTCCTTGAGGCGCTTCAGGTAATCCCTGCCAGGTTTCTCTACAGCAGTTTTGCTGCGTGATACCTGTGCGGCCAGCGATGCAATACGAGCCCGTCCCTTTGCAGTGCTAAGGTCAGGAACTTCGTTTACTCCGGCGCGGATCTTTTCCAGGAAGGAATCAAGCCCGTTCTCAACGTAAATTGCCGGCGCCATGTCTGGCGCGATTTCGATAATTGCTAAATCAGTCACTTACTCACCCCCATACCCATTTCCGTTTTTGCTGCCAGTTTGCTGACGAACGCCCAGCTGATTGCTTCCGGCAACGTGCGAAACTTCCAGCTCATCAGCCCGCATGCCGTAACGCAGTACCAGCCGTTAATGATTTGCCATTGCATACACACCTCACTATTACCATTTGGTAAATATCAGGGGTATGAGAAAGCCACCCTGTGGTGGGTTTCTGGTAATTCAACGCCCTGCTGTTACCGTTAAGGTAATAATCTGATCAATTTTCGAATTAGTCAATAGATGTGATGAGGAAAAGTTTACCATTTTGGTAAGTGTATGAGGCGCGGGGAGTTATCCCACTGGCAGGAGTGACAGGTAGGTTAGAGGTTACTGGTTCTGGCTGACGATGAACTTGATGAAGGCGGCGATCTTGTTTTTCTCTTCCTGCGGCAGCCCGGCGTATTCATGGTGGTCATAGTCAATCAGACCAGCATTTCCAGGCGGCAGGATCAGCTCATATGCATCGCGGCCGAACGCCCTGGCGATAGCCGACAGTACGCCAATGCTGGTGGAGCCTTCGCAGTTCAGGATGCGATTTACGGTCGCCTGGCCGATGCCGGCCGCTTCCGAAACTTTTTTCTCTGAGTTCAGATCCGGATGCTGTCCCATCCATACACCCAGGGTAAACGCTGCCTGCTTTTCCACACTCCATTCCTGCGGGTCGATAATCTCCGGCAGCGTAGGGGTATCTGACAGATGGTCGATATCCAGCCAGAAACGACCTTTTCCGGCGAACGACTCGATCTCGCGTGCCGCGTTAGCGCCGATATTTTTTGTCCCCTTGCTCCACCTGTTAACGAGGTTAGCTGATTTTTTGATTCTCTCGGCAAACCGGAGTTGCGTGTTATCGAAATCCTTCCGGATTATCTCATTTAGGTTGTCGCGTCTTATGTCGTAGATGCTTTTCATTTCTATTTTTTTAGCCTGAAATTGTTACCTAACTGATTAAATTTAATAGAATATTACCATAAAGGTAAACTTACCAAAAAGGTAACAGTCATTGATTTTTACACCAGATTGGTAATAATCAGGCTGTCTAAAGTTAGTCCGGGACTAAAAAAATATGAGCGATATGCAAAAATTTGACTTCAAACGCTGCTGGCTCGACCTCTCTCCGGCAGAGCGTGAAGAGTTCGCAAGTGACGCCGGCACGACCAGCCACTACATTCAGGTTCACCTGACTGGCCGTAGAAGAATTCCACGTAAGCCTCTGTTAGAAAGACTGTTTAAAGCCTGCAAATCCCGTAAGTGGATAACCGCAAAATCCGACCTGGTCCTCTGGTTCCACGAACGTTAATCCTTAAAACTCACCCTCGCCGCCAACCACAGGCGGCTCCTGCCTCTCCCTGTGCACCAATTTGGTAATAATTATCCAAATACGGTTGATCTTTTTTTGGCTTGCTGCAAAATTACCGTAACCACAACCAGAGTGAGACAGGAACTATGGAGATCATTACTCGCGTCGAAGCGGCAAAGGCAGGACTAAAGCGCTACTACACCGGTAAGCAATGTAAGCACGGCCATGACAGTGAGCGATGGGTATACAACGGGCATTGTGTCGAATGCACCCTCGAGACTAACCGCCGCCGCCATGCTGAGATAAAACGGCTAATGCATGAGGCCTCAAGAGGTAATGCCGTGGAGGTGATCTGATGGCCCGCATTCGTACCATTAAGCCCGAGTTCTGGACCGATGAAGACATGGCAGAGGTATCAGAACCAGCCTGCTTGCTGGCTATTGGTCTGCTCAATTACGCAGATGATGAAGGCTATTTCAATGCAAACCCGAAGCTTATCAAAGCTGCAGTTTTCCCTATCCGAGAACCATCCGTTCCTATTCCGGTACTAATACGGGAGCTTTCCAACTGTGGCTATTTATCCATGTTTTCCACCCCTGATGGAAAGCATTTTGGGGTCATAACGAATTTCCTTAAACATCAGGTAGTGAATAAGCCAAAAGAAAGCAAAATCAAATGTTTACCCTTAGTACCGTATGAGTACGGTACTGATACGGTACAAGTACCATTAGGAATGGATCAGGGATCAGGGATCAGGGAAATAAAAACCCCTCTCTCTGCGCGCGAAGTAATTCAAGTCCCTCCGGTTGTCGTTGATGGTATCGGAGAGCCAATTGGCAAATTCACCATGCATGAAAACTGGAAGCCGTCAGAGGACTTTGTCATGCGCGCCAGAACATGGGGCCATGCGCTACCAGCTGACGGTTACAAGAAATCAGACCTGATCGAATTCATCACCTACTGGATGGCAGAAGGCAATGTGATGCAACACGTGCAGTGGGAGCAGAAGTTTGCCCGGCTGCTGATGAACAGGAAAAAAAGAGCGGCAGGAAAGCGCGGTGAAAGCTCTGACGATGAAGTACCACACTGGAACAGCCCTGAAGGCTGGAAGGATTTCTTATGAGTAACGTATTCGCAGCAATTCAGAATCGTGATGCCGGCGCCCTGGCTCGCATGATGGGTCCGGACAATCACCAGGCTCAGCAAGACAATGTTGTGAACATCAGCGCAGAGAGACTTGTCGATGCCCTGTTTAAACAGCTCAAGCAACTGTTTCCGGCAGCAGAGCAGACCAACCTTAAGACCGCACAGCAGGAGACCGACGCTAAGCGCCAGTGGATCGCCGCGTTCGCCGAAGGTGGTATCCGTACCCGTGAGCAGGTATCAGCAGGAATGCGCCATGCCCGTGCCAGTGAATCACCGTTCTGGCCGTCACCAGGTCAATTCATCAAGTGGTGCAAAGACAGCAAGATGGTGCTTGGCGTGAGTATCGAAGATGTGATGGGGGAGTTTCACCGCTACGCCAGGGAGAAAAGCCTACAGCCTGGCGGACCAGAACAATTCCCGTGGCGCCACCCTGTCATGTACTGGATTGTGTGCGATACCAGGCGCGCGATGTACCAGCGTCAGTTAAGTGAGATTGAGGTTGAGAAACATGCGCGTAAGCTTCTTGACGAATGGGCATCAAAGGTCGCGGCAGGTCATCAGATACCTGATCCGATTCTGAGCATCCAGTCGAAGCCAGAGCCTATAAATACCCCTCCAGACCCCGGTGGCAATACCTACCATCCGCCAGGTCGAAGTTTCGGATGTATGCCTAACGCGGCGACACTCGGAGGTATAACCCCGGCACAGTGGCTGATGGAGGAATACCGGCGAGGGAAGGCAGCAGGACTCATCAAGTAATACCGGCGCGGAAGCGCGTTTTTTTACGCCTCAATGTTTACCAAAAGGGTAATAAAATATGCGCAAGACTATTGATATTGATCCGTTTATGGTTATAAATTACCAATAAGGTAAAAATCATGCGAAAGACACTACAGGCACTTGGCCGGCTTAAAGCGGGCCAGATGAACAAAACCGAAACGGCGTATGCGCAAGAGCTTGAGCTGCGTAAGCGCTACGGGGAAATCGCCTGGTACCGGTTCGAAGGCATCAAGCTGCGTCTGGCTGACAATACGTTCTACATGCCTGACTTCGCCGTGATGCTGGCAAACGGCCAACTGGAAATGCACGAAGTGAAGGGGGGTTACTGGACTGACGATGCCAGGGTGAAAACCAAAGTCGCCGCCGACCAGTACCCATTCCGGATCATCGGAGTAACGAAGCTCCCGGCAAAAGCCGGCGGCGGGTGGAAGGTCGAAGAGTTCTAAAACAACGATCTTCATTGATATCAATTGAATCAATAAGTTAAACGGGTAAGCGGGGGTAAGTATGGAATTAGATCCGGATTGCTACAGCAAATACACACTGCGCTGGTTTGCTGCGGCGATAAACGCAATTGGCCTGGTTGCATTTGGCGCAATTACTTATGGCATCTGCATGATGATCGAATGGTGGGCAGCATGAACATCGAAACAGTAAACGAGCTCATCGCCTCCATGGATAGCGCAGGCGAGCTGTCGATCAGAGAGCAGAAGTTCCTGAAGCTGGCGAAAGCGTTTAAGCAGCTGGCGGCGGAGAATGTGGAGCTGAAGCAGTCAGAGCGAGAGCTCGACAAGACGTGCGCTGAAGAATTCGGTCAGGACTGGGTTAGCGAATTTACCGAAACCCCCGCTACCGACCGCATCGTAGCCGAAGCCGAGGCGCGAGGAGTTGAGAAGGCCATCGCCCACCTGGAGAAAAAATTCAGCAATATCGGCGTGCAGATTATGAATCTGCAATGGCTGGCTGATTCGCTGCGCGAGGGGGCCGACAAATGAGCATCGCCACTTATCTCAATACCGGTCTAGCCCTTCTGGGGTGGGTATACATCATGTTCAAAACAGGCCAGTGGATTACCAAAAATGCTCTGAGGCAGTGGGACAAGCGTCGTAAGGAATCTCGCCGCCAGAAAGCTGTGAATGAGTTTTATGACGCCTTTGAGCTTAACAGTCTGGAACCTGGCTCTACCGTTCGCCTGGCCACTAAAGGCGACCTGACAATCATGATGTTCCGCAGCGAGGGAAAGGCCAATGACTGATATCACCGAACTGGCGCAGAGCCTGAAAGCGGCAGCAGAGAATGCTATTGGGGCGCATGAACGGCTCGCAGCATACCCATATGGTGAGATTATCGATATCTCTCAGCATGAAGGTGAACAGATTGATATCGATATCACAGATATCAATGAGTTCCACGAAGAAGCCAACCCAGTCAACGTCCTCGCGCTGGTAGAGGCGCTGGATAAGGCGCAGCAGCAAATGACTGAAAGCGAAAACCGCGTTCGCAAGCAGAATCGCCACATCTGTGAGCTGTTCGACGATAACACAGCACTGCGGCAGCGCATCGCCGAGCTGGAGTCCCGCACCGTCACCGTGAAGATGCCGAAGCCACACGCTCACTTAATCTGGATTCAGGCAGGTCATGCGCCAGATGATTACTGGGATGATGTAGCGGTATCTCATAGCGAGAAAGACCGTTGCTGTGATGGCTCAGAGCGCTATCCGGTTTATGCACGCTGGGAAATTGAAGAGATGCTTACCGCCGCTGGCATCAAGGTGGAGGCTGAGTGATGGCACTGACACACGATGAACTTTGCCAGATAGCCTGCCGCTTTCTGCAAAACAACGGTTTCAAGGTGGCCTTTCATGACCGGTTCCGAGCATGG